TCCAGTGGCTTGGCGGTGGGTTCCCATGTGAAGTCAACTTCATATTTTGCGGTCACAATTGTTAACAAATTGTTCACAAAAATACTATATGGAGTTCATAATTTTTGAGTATACTATAAATGTAGTCAAGAGAGGGAGAGAAAAAATAAAGTCTAGGCTACGAAAAATAAACGAAAAGAGGAAACAAAAATGAAGATGTACGAATTGAAAAAATTAACTAGCGAAATTGAAGAAGACACCGGACGGAAAGTGAAATTAATCGGGAGCACGCTACCAAATGAAAAAGCAATTATTTATTTTTATTTAAATGATTATTTTATCCATACTTATTTTTTAGATGAATTATATCACGAATTAAATAGATTTGCTACGTTAATTAATGCGTTGAAATTTGGAGAAAAACCAGTTGAGTTTTAAACCGCCTGATGAGTCTTTGAAAATTAAGACGAAACATAATGTTTCACGTGAAACATTATGTTGCGGTGTAAGCCGATAATAAAATGAAAAGAGGAAACAAAAATGAAGTACAGCAAAAACACAAAGTTGAACACAGTTTTGAATCAAATTGAAGAGAATTTATTACAATTTGGTAAAGATGAAATTAAGCGTTATATGAAAGAATATCCTTATGAAACCGATTATAATATTTCGCAATACGGTAACATGTTAGTTTATTATTGGGAAATTAGAAAGATGTATATAAATGCAGGCTATAAAACATTCGAAAATAATAGAATATCCGATAATAAAATGTGGGAAATTTACAAGCGACAAGTTGGATATGTCGCAAGACAAATTATTAAAACTGCCTGATGAGTCTTTGAAAATTAAGACGAAACGCCCGAAAGGGTGTCGCAGTAAATGAAAGTGGGTGTAATTATGATATTAAGAATTATTTTAAAAGACGAACGATTTAAAAAAGGATATCGTCAGGTTACAAAAGAGTTTAAAACATATTCAGATTTAACTAAATATTTGCAATTTAATAAGGATAGGATTTACGGACAAGTAAAAAAATACACTATACTTGACAAAGGTAAGATTAAAGTAGGTGTTATAAAATGATTAATGATGATATTTATGGAATTAAATATACATTAGATATACTTAAAACACATTTTATGGAAAATTGTTTGTCTAATTGGTGGGAAATATCGAATTTAGAAATAATAGAAAGACATTTAAATAATATTGAAGATGAAATAAATCGCCTGACGAGTCTTTGAAAATTAAGACGAAACAATGTTTCACATGAAACATTGTAGCGATTCGCAAATATAAAAGAAAAGGAAGTAAGCAAAATGGTAAAATTTACAAGAACGTTGACTTATTACAAATTTACTTGTTTAGTCAATGAGGGTGGAGAAGCAAAAGAAAAGGTTTTCAATGTTACAGAAAGTAACGAAAATAAAGCTAGAAAAGAGCTTTTGAAGTCTGTAAACAATTGCTTAGTCATGAAAACCGAGGAAGTTAAAGAAAAAAGGGAAATGACACTTGATGAATTTATCGCAAATTCTCATGTTGTCGAATAATTAAAAGGAGTGTATTAAAATGAGTAACGAATTGCAAATCAAAGAAAATGTATTGGATAACGGTTCACAAATGTTGGTATCATCTTTTAAAATGGATTCTATGGAAGATAGACTTAAAGTTTTAAAAGCAACGAATACACCTGACCACAGAATCAAGGATTTTGTAAATATGGAAATTACAATTAAAGATATTTACATTGAAACTGTAAATGTTTTGCAGGAAGAAAAAGACGAAAACGGAAAGGATATTTACCAGACTTGTCCAAGAACAATTATTGTTGATGACAAGGGCGAAAGTTATGTTGCTGTTTCGTTTGGAGTATTTACAGCAGTAAAAAGAATTGTTGAACTGTTGGGTAATCCTCACGATTGGGAAAAACCTATTAAATTTAAGGTAAAACAAATTACCAAAGGTGATAGAAGCATTTTGACTTTTGAGCCAATAGTAAAATAATTTAGATACTTATATTTTGTGTCGTTTGTAAAATAATATAAAGGCGGATATTGAATCGCTATCCGCCTTTTAAATTAGGTGATTATATGAATAATTTTAGTTATCAATTTAGCAATGATTTAAAATTTTATTTTTCAAATCCACAACAATTAATATATTTTAAGCAAAAAGTAGACAGTAAAAATGTTATATACAATTTGAAATATCGTTATAAAAAACTTTATGGATTAAATATAACTGATGAAATGGCATATTTGTTGTTGTATTCTAAAATAGTTAATGATTTTAAAATAGAATGTTGTGGGGTGATTCTATGCCGAAAAGACGCAGAAAATATAATCAATTTTCAAATGAAATCAATAAACAAGTTAAAAGATATAATGAAAAAATCAAACGAATAAAAAATAAATATCCTGAATTAAAAAATTTATACAAGGATTCATTAAAAAGTAGTGAATTAAAAGATGTAATATTGACAGCGAAAGATTTAAAAAAACTGACTTCTTCAATAGACAAATTATTTATATCCGAAAATATTAAGCCAATAACGACAAAATCGGGAATAACATTGAATAAATGGGCGATAGATGAATATAACAAAGATGTAAAAATTGTAAATAAATTAAAATTAAAAGAATTAGACATTATGTTAAAAACACCATTCAAAGGAACTGAATTTTCATATGCTCAAATGGGTGGTGACATTGGAAATGAATTAAGACCAATTAGCAAAAAATCTAGTGAATACGATAAAATATCAGATTTTAGGAAAATGTTAAAATCTGTACAATTTAGGAGTTTTCCTAGTTATAGTAAATACAGAAACAATTTATATAAAGATAATTTTATAAAATCATTATATCAAGTAGGAAATGAATACATAGATGAATATGGAAATATACAAACGATAGATTTAAAAGACGTTATTTCAAAAATTCCAGCGGAAAAATTTATTGATTTTCTAAGAAATATTGGTGAAGATTTACACTTAATTTTAAACGAAAATTATACAGTTTTGCAACAACGTGAAAGACTAACTGAACTTGTAGAACTAGTCAAAGGATTTGGGGTTGATGTTGTTTAGTGCTGACTTTGAAACTATAACAGACGAAAATGATTGCAGAGTATGGGCATGGGGGATATGTGATATACCTTATACATTTGCAAATTTTGGTAATAGCATAGAGTCATTTTTTGAACATTTAAAAACATTAAAAGAAAATTCAAAAATATATTTTCACAATCTCAAATTTGACGGTAGTTTTATTTTAAATTATCTATTATCAAATGGTTACACATGGGTAAAAGGAAAACAAGATTTAAAAATGAATACATTTACTACTATGATATCTGAAGATATAAAATATTACAATATATCTTTTTATGTTAACAAGAAAGTAAAGGTTGATATATACGATAGTTTAAAAATAATTAATTTAACAGTAGAACAGATTGCAAAATCTTTCGGTATGCCATTTCAAAAAGAAGAAATTGATTATAACGAATATAGAAGCAAAGACCATATAATGACAGAGAAAGAAAAAAGTTATTTATTAAACGATATAAAGATAGTTGCAACAGCATTAGATTATTTCTTTGAACAAAATCTAAAGAAAATGACACAAGGCAGTAATGCTTTATATAACTACAAGCAAATTATAGGTGGTGAAAAACATTTCAGACAATTTTTTCCACAATTAGACGTTAATATTGATTCAGATATAAGGAAAGCATATAGAGGTGGTTTTACGTATTTAAATCCAAAATTTGCAGGCAAATTGATAAAAGAAGATGGATTTGTTATAGACTATAATAGTCTTTATCCTAGTGTTATGTTAATGAAGCCTTTGCCATATTCTCAACCCGTGTTTTTCAAAGGACAATATGAACATGATAAATATTATCCGTTATATATTCAACATTTAAGAGCACAATTTACTGTAAAAAAAGGACATATACCCACAATACAATTAAAAAACAATTTATCTTTTATAGCAAATGAATACATAACAGATAGCGGTTTTGAATATCCAGATTTGTATTTAACAAATGTTGATTTATGTTTGTTTTATGAACATTATGATGTTTATAATATAGAGTTTATAGATGGTTGGAAATTCAGAGCACAAAAAGGAATGTTCGATAAATACATTAACAAATGGAGTAAGGTTAAGGTAGAAAGCAAATTACAAGGAAATAAGGGTATGACACTTATTGCAAAATTATTGTTAAATTCATTATATGGAAAGTTTGGAACATCACCAAAAGGTAGAAGTAAAAAACCTATTTTAGAAAACGGAATATTAAAATTTGAAAAATTGGAAGAAGAAGAACGGAAACCTGTTTATATACCTTGTGCCGTTTTTATTACTGCATGGGCAAGAAATGAAACAATAAGAATGGCACAAAAAATACATGAAACAGGAAAATATATTTACAGTGACACAGATAGCATTCACGCAATAGGTGATATACCAGATTTTATACCATTGGATAATGCAAAATTAGGATATTGGAAACATGAGTTTAACATACGATATTGTAAATATTTACGACAGAAATGCTATGTTGATTATGGAACAGAACCTAACAGTAATAAGTTAGAACGTAATATAACAGTTGCAGGATTGCCAAAATCAGCAAAAAAGTCATTCACAATCAAAAAGTTTAACATAGGTAGTGTATATTCAGGAAAATTACAACCGAAGCAAGTCAAGGGTGGTGTGATATTAAAAACCACAGACTTTACTATTAAAGGAAAGTGAAGTAAAATTCATGTTGACAAACTCAAACAAAAGGAGTATAATGAAAGGAGAGAAAGGGAAAAAGTCATGATATATCAATGTTGGAAACCACGGTGAAGAACCGCCAACATGGATTGTCTAGGTGGTACTAGATATCATTGACTTTTCCCAATCTTGTAAAATGGAATATTTTAATATAAATGATGTTTTATCACACAACAAATTATTTAACTTTATTGTTGGTGAACGTGGAAACGGAAAAACTTATGGTGCATTAGAATACGTTGTAAAACGTTATTTGAAATATGGTGAGGAATTTATATATTTGAGAAGATTTAAAACAGAGATAAAAAAAGTAAATTCTCTGTTTGAACCGTTGAAAATAAATAACCCAAAATGGGAAATAACAGAAAAGAATAAATGTTTTTATATGAATGGTAAGTATATGGGATTTGCTCATGCCTTAACTCAATCTGTTGTACAAGCTAGTGTTGCCACGCCTAAAGTGGGTACAATTATATTTGATGAATTTACCATGAAAGAGGGAACATATCATTATTTAAATAATGAAGTTGAAGATTATTTTTTACATTTTTGGTGTACCGTTGACAGGTTTAGAGGTGTTAAGGTAATTTTTATAAGTAATGCTTATTCTGTAATTAATCCGTATTTCACTTATTTTGGCATAAATTTTGATGAGGGAAATATATGGAAAAATGAGGATATTATAGCGATGAAAACAAACAGCGTTAAATATCGGGAGCAGATAAAACAAACACGTTCGGGTCAACTATTATCTAAAACGAATTACGGAAACTTTGCTTTAGATAATCAGTTTAAATTAGATAGCTATGATTTTATTGCAGAAAAAACTTCAAATGCTAGATACAAGTTTGATATGATTCTTGACGGATTACAAGTAGGTGTTTGGTTTGATAACGAAAGTGGTTATTATTTTATAACAAATAAATATAGTTGTAATGGAACAAATTCAATTAAATTCGCATTAAGTAATACAGACTTAAAAGGCGCAACAATATTCACTAAAAATGTAAGGGGAATATTTCAGCTTGAAAATTTAGGAAAAATGTATCGCTATGGTAGAGTTTACTTTGAAGATTTGCAAATTAAAAAAGTTTACGAAAGTGTGATATCAAAATGGTAATAAACAGAAGAATGTATAATTATTCTAATCATTATTATGAAATGGGATTCACAATAAAGGAAGTAGGAACTTTCATTCATAAAATATTTGAATTACCATTAACAACTAGTAGAAGAATCGCAGAATATTGTATTTATTGTAAACAAGCTAATAAAGGATTTTGTCCGATTGATGTACAGGAGTTGATAAAATGAAAGATATTTTTTGTTTTTGTTGTGCGTGTGTAAGCAGTGCAATTTTATATCTGGTAGGTGACATAACAATGCCTTTCATAATTCTATTAATATTTATGTGTACTGATTACATAACAGGATTAATATTATCAGGCATATTTAAAAAATCAAAGAAAACAGAATCAGGTGGTTTATCATCTGAAATTGGATTCAAAGGTTTGATTAAAAAAGTTTGTATTATAATTTGTGTGATAGTCGCTAATATGTTAGACTATGTGTTAAAAACAAATTATATCAGAAATGTTGTTATAATTTCATTCATTACAAACGAAGTCATTAGCATTATTGAAAACTTAGGATTAATCGGTGTAAAAATTCCTAAAGTTATCACAAATGCTATTGATATATTAAAAGGAAAAGAGGAAGATGAAAATGCAAAGATTGGGGATTGATTTATCCGAACATAACGGAGATTTCAAGAGTAGTCGATTAGACGATTTTGAATTTGTTATGATTCGGACAGGTTATGGAAGCATTAACAAGGAGAAGCAAGAAGACAAACAAGTTTATAACAATGCCAAAAAATGTATCAAGGCAAAAATACCGTTCGGGTTTTATCATTATACATATGCGCTTGATACGAAAATGGCAGAAGCAGAAGCAGATTTTTGTTTATCAATTGTTGACAAAATATCAAATCAAGGGCATAGACCAATGTATCCTATTGCATTTGATATTGAGGATAAAAAACTTGACAAGCTAACGATTGCACAGCGTACTGATATTTGTATTGCATTTTGTGACAAAATCGAAAAAGCAGGATATTATGCTGTGATTTATGCAAGTACAAGTTATTTTAAATCTAAATTAGATTTGCAAAGATTAACACGATTTGACAAATGGCTTGCCGATTGGACAAAGAAAAAAGATGAAGATTTGCAAAAAATAATTCCTCATGGAATGCGTCAATTTAAGGTTGACAGAAACGAAAACTTAGATTATAATTATGCTTATAAGGATTATCCAGATATTATAGGAAAAATGTATGGAATAAAAAAAGAGTTAAAAGTTGGCAGTGTTGTTAAGGTTCTTAAACCTATTATATATGGAACAAATAAAAAATTCAAACAATATTATGAATACTACGAAGTATTAAGTATTGGGAAAATTAGAAAGAACCGTATCGTAATAGGCAGAGATGGAATTACAACATCTGCAATTGATAAAAAATATTTAGAGGTGATTAAGCAATGACAATCGACGAATTATTCCAAACTATCGCAGAAAAGACTACAAACAACGAAAACATAAGTGTTGAACTAAATGATTTAATGACAAGTGTAAAATCGTTACAAGGAGTAAACACACAACAAGAGCAACAAATAAAGGAATTGCAAGACTATAATTCAAAATTAAAAGACGCTAATAGTAATTTGCTATTATCAAAAGGGTTTGTTTCTAGATTTGAAAAAGAACCAGAACCAGAACCCGAAGAAGATAAACCTAGAAATATTAAAGATTTTATTAAATTTGATTAGGAGTGATTTTTTATGGGAGTTAATTTAGAAAATGGAGCAGAAGTAGTAAATACAGTAGTAGAGAATATGTCACCAACTTTAAGGGCGAGTATTCCACAAGCAACCGCAACTAATATTCAAGATGTAGGAAAACCGATTTTGCAGTGGAGTGAATTGGCTAATGCTTTTTACACTACTTTATTTAACTTAATTGGAATGACTTATGTTGAATACAGAAGTTATAAAAACCCACTTTCAATGTTCAAACGTGGTGATTCTATCCTAGGCAGTGATGTAAGAGAGATTGCGATTAATTTGCAGACGGAAAAAGACTACGATGTAAGCGGTAGTAGACTTTTGACAAATGAAGCACCAGATTTGAAAGTTGCTTATTATAGAGTAAATCGTCAAAAAGATTTTGAAGTTACAAATATTGAAAGTGAATTGCAAATGGCATTTTCTAGTTGGGATAACTTTGGTACGCTTGTTAGCAGAATTGTTGATAACCTTTATCGTTCAAACGAAGTTGCAGAGTACGAATGGACAAAGGGAACTATTTCAACCGCTATTAATGACGGACATTTAACTACAAAACAGCTTGCAATGCCGACTGATTCCGCAACTGCAAATGCATTTGTTAAGGCTGTCAAAACATTATCAGATAAATTTACTTTTTTCTCTACTGAATATAATGCTTATAACAAAATGGCAACAAGCGATACTAAAAAATTCAAAACCTTTACACCTAAAGAGCAACAAGTTTTGATTGCAACCCCTGAAGTAATGGCAAGTATTGATGTAGATAGTTTGGCAACCGCTTTTAATCTGTCTAAAGTTGAATTTATGGGTAGAACAATTGTTGTCGATGATTTTGGTGGAACAGAAGAAGAACCAATAACTGCATATGCAATGTTGTGTGATTCAGCATTTATTAAAATTTGGGATAAAACAAAGTATTTCAATACATTCGTAAATCCTGCTAACATGAGTGCAAAACACTTCTTCCATGTATGGCAAACTTATGGATATAGTCCATTTGCAAACGCTGTTTTATTCAAACCTGCTGAATAGTTTATGAAAGGAGATACGGAACATGACTTTTACACCAGATTCAAAGGTGCGGTTATGTTCCGTTCCTTTTAGTGATTATACCAACGTGTTAAGTTTTAAAAATAATGATGAAGCTAGAGCAAATTACTTTATTAGTAAAACTGTTTACAACTTAACAGACGTTAACGGGTATAGTTACGTTAAGGGGAGCGGAGCAATTAGAGTTAATAAAAGCAAAGATTCACTATATAATGTTAATTATATGATGTATAGAAACGACCATTTTGGTAGTAAATGGTTCTATGCTTTTGTTGATTCACTAGAATATATAAACGCAAATGTAACTGAAATTAGATTCAGTACAGATGTATGGCAGACATGGGAAAGTGCTTTAAATTTTCATGAATCATTCATTGTGCGTCAGCATATTCCAAAAGGCGAAGATACTATCGGTGCAAATTTGCAACCAGAGGGATTTACAAATTTAAAATATGTTGAAGAAAAATTATTAAGAAAAGATTTAGTTAAATATCATTCGTCTGATAAATCGTTAGCTATAATAGTTTGTTGTACAGAATATCCTGACGGAGATAGCGGAGTATGGAGAAAACCGCCTAAATGTTTAATTGATGAAGTACAAGGGACGTTAGCATATATCCCGTTCATTTCTACAGATACATTTTTTAATTTTCTATCAAAATTTATTAATGAAAGTGGTAAATCCGAATCAATTGTAAATATTTTTACTTGCCCAATAGAATGTTTTTACGACCAGACAAGTGGCACATTTAACTTTAAAGAGGGCACACCTTTGGGGGTATCTCCGAATGTATCAGTTAGTAATGTTTGGGAAACCAATTGGATTAGATATAGAATACCAAAAATGAATAAAATAAACATTGGAACACATGGAACGAATGTTAATCATTATGCTAGAAATAATAAAATGTATACATTTCCATTCACTAAGGTAATATTAACTAATAATAGTGGAAGCAGTTTAACATTTAGGCAAGAATTTTTTGACGGAGCACCAACAGAGGGTGAGGACATTGTTTTTGATGTAAGGAATACTGTTTTACAGCCTGTCACATCATATTGTCACCCTGCCAATTATAGAGAGGGAGATTATGTAAACGGACTTTCATTAACAAATTATCCAATGTTGCCGTGGTATACAGATACATATAGTAGGTGGTTAACATTAAATCAAAATACATTAAAATATCAACAATTAACACCTATAATTAATGCAGGGGTTAACAATTTTAATAACATGGTTTCATCATTAACAGGTGGAGCAGGAAATTATGCAGGAGCAGGTGCGCAATTGGATAGTGCTAGAACGACACAAGGACAATTTAATGCCATTGGTGGGGCTATCGGAAATAGAATTGCTTCACTAGGAACGCAAATTAATAACACTGTAAATAACCTTGTATCAACTGGAGAACAAATATGGAGTTTTTACGCAAAAAAAGCTGATATGGAATTACAACCAAATTTATCAGCAGGAAATTATAACGCAAATAATATTTTACAAATGAATCAAAAATTAAATTTTAGGGTAATGTTTCAAAGAGTATGTTTCGAACAATTCAAACAAATAGATAACTATTTTGATAAATTCGGTTATGCCATAAATGATTTTAAAGCTGTTAACTATAATAATCGTTCTAATTTTGATTATATTGAAACATCACAAGTTGTTATTGAAGGTGATGTGCCAGAAGATGACATGAACGTGATAAAAAATGTATTTAATAGTGGTGTAAGAATTTGGCATGATACATCAACATTTTTAAATTATTCAGCATACAAATATAATACTAGCGATAAAAAATAGGTGGTGATAATATGGGAAAACGTAAACCATGGGATACTAATTTGTGTGGGTATAAAAACAACACAGCTTTTATGATGTACTATTCATATCTTTCAAATTTGCTATTGTCTAGGTATGAATGGAAAAATTTACCCGAATCAATGAACGAACGTTTCATAGAATTGTGTTTGTTCGAAGATGGAAAAGCAGTATTTGTAAATGATGATTTGTATGGAATGCTGAATTTAAGATATTCCGAATCGAATACATTAAATATCTATCAAGAGCCAGAAGAAATAAACGCATATTCTCTTGACTATCACAAAACATATAAACTACAAGATGTTGCACTGATTTACAACAATTATACCAAAATGCCAGACTTAGGGATTGTCTGTGAGTATGCTCTTAGGTTATATGATATCAGAAGAACGATAGATGTAAATACTAGAGTACAGAAAACACCATTGCTAATGTTGTGTCCTGATAATAAAAAGTTGACACTGAAAAATATCTATATGCAATATGACGGTAATGAGCCTGCTATATACGGATATAAAGACACGTTCAATGACACCGAATTTAAAGTATTAAAAACAGACGCACCATTTTTGGGTAATGATTTGACTTTATTATTTAATAAGGTTCTTGACGAATTTCTAACAAGGTATGGTATCAACAATGCTAATACAGACAAACGGGAAAGACTAATTACAGACGAAGTAAATGCAAACAATCAGTTGGTACAATTATGTGGTGATACAGGTTTGTTGTGCCGTAAACAGGCTTGCGAAAAATTCAACAAACTATATGGAACAAACATAGATGTTGAACTAAGACAAAAGCCAGTTGAATATAATGCCGAGGTGATTCAAAATGAGCAGATATACGATTGAACTTAGGTATTTAATTGAGGGTAACTATGATTTAGGCTTAAAAGATTATCCTATATTTGATGAATCATACAGAGAACAATTGAATAACAAAATAATTCAACATTATTATTTTCGTGAAATAGGGTTTGAAACAGAAGCATTATTTAAAAACAGATTAAACCAAAAAATGAATGAAATAATGCCATATTACAATCAAATGTACAAGTCTGAATTAATAAAAATAAATCCTCTATACACTACAAATATAGAAGAAAAATTTGCAAGAGAATCAATAGCTTCTGGAAACGGAACTTCAGAAACAACAGGCACTGGAAACAATACATCATCATTCAACAGTACACAAACAACAGATTACGGAAAAGTAAGTAAATTTTCTGATATAGCACAAGCACAAACTACACCAAACGAAATATTGAACGACAAATATTTGACTAGTGCAACAGTAGATGATGGTCAAGACAAAGATACAAATAACGGCACGAACACTTCAGAATCACAATCAACATCTAGCGGAACAACTTCAAGTAACAATAATTTAAATGAAAATACAACACTATCCAGAACTGGAAACAACGGAACAGCAAGCGAAAGCGAATTATTAAATATGTATCGTGAAACATTTTTAAATATTGACATGATGATTATTGACGATTTAGACGAACTATTTTTAGGAATTTGGTAAGGAGTGTATTAAAATGATTGATTTTACAAAAGTACCTAATATCCATTATTGGACACAAAGAGTATTGCCTTGTGTGTTTGATGAAAGTTTATCTTATGTAGAAAAGATTAATAAGCTAGAGGAAGAAATAAACAAACTAATTGAAGAGTACAACAAATTCGGTCAAAATGTTGTAACGGAAATAAATACATTTGAAGAAGAAACGACAAATCAAATTAATACCTTTATTCAGCAAGTTACAAATGAAATTAATACTTTTAAATCTGACATTACAAATCAACTTAATACGTTTGAAACATCAATGACAAACAAACAAAATGCTTTTGAAGCTAGAATTTTGGAATTGACACAAGATTTTGAAACAACTATTAACAACGATATTGCTACATTTAAACAAACGATTACAACACAACAACAACAATTTGAAACCAGAGTAAACAACGATATTAATGCTATGCAAGAGGTTGTAAACGAAATTCCTAATACTGTGACAACACAAGTTAATGCAATAACCCAACCATGGCTTGTGGCAAATGTTCCTGCAATGGTTGAATCCAGTGTTGCTAACAATGTAAACAAAGTTTTTGATGTAGACCAATTATATAATAGCGGAACAAATGAAACAATTGGTGATATAAATAACTGGACAGATACAGGGATTTATTTTGGAACTACAAATAGTGAATTTCTTAATTTTCCAGATAGTGTTGGTGCAGGTTATAATTTTTGGTGTATTGTTGGTCATTCAGCAGACACAAGTGTATATAACCCATTGCAACAGAATCTATATATTTCTAATGGTAATATATATTACAGGTCACAATCAGACATTCAAGAATGGGATAATTGGTATAAATCAAATATTTCAGTAACCAATATTCCATACAATACTACAATTGATTTCAACACTTATTTTTACACAAGTACAGAAGTTGCAAATGGTGATATGTGGATTGGCACATTTCAAAGTTATGATAAATGGCTAAATGCACCTAGCGGATTTAAAGTTGGTGATATTGCATTAATTACAAATGATATATTGTACGCTGGTGGTACAATTATAAATGTTGAAAGGGTAACAAAAATTGGTAATACTGCTCCAAACGCTCAATATATCGGCAAAACATGGAGTAGATGTAAAGTTGGGACAACATGGCTATCATGGAATCCGACAACTCTTGATTACCAATACAAAGAAATACTCACAAA